CCCCCTCCATGCACAATGCGGATAACGGTAAACAGAACACGTACTTTTCCTCGCTGGATAACATGATTGCCCAGGGTAATCCGGTGCCGGTGCCCTATGGCGAGATTATGACCGGGTCGCGGCGTATTTCGCAGGAGCTCAGCACGTGGGATGAGAGTTCGCCGGATAAGGTTGTCCATTTGGGCAGGAGAGGACTTATGGGAAAACTGGAAGATAAGATCAATGCCAGACTGACCGCGCAGGGTGTCAGAAAACCCCGCGTTATTGTCCGCTGAGTATCACACTGAATCACACCAGACCGCCGCAGGCGGTTTTTTTACACCTGAAAAAACAGAAGCCCCGCACTGCTGAGAACAGTCGGGGCTTTGCTACTTCTGTCACATCAACATCAGGAGGTCCTTCGTGAAAGATTTTAGCGGAGGAGAATGGATTGTGGAAGCTCTAAAAATGCTGGAAACGAGCCCGGTGCTCAGACGAATAATTTATACGGCGCTGATAACCCTGCTGGTGTACGCGCTGGGTGGCTTTACGGGGATGGCGCTGCTTGTCAATGCGCTAAAAGGGTAAGCAACGGACAACCGATGAAAAGATGAGTGAAAGTGGGGCGGATAAAGCCGGGATGGTAATGGCCATTGCGGTCCTGATTGCTGCGGTGGGCGGTACGCTCTTGCTTCTGATTTGAACTGATGATGTTGATCATGACCGTCGCAGGCGGTTTTTTTATTTATGGAGCCTGAATAATGGGTAAAGGTGGCGGGAAAGGGCATACGCCGTATGAAGCACCGGACAGTCTGAAGTCCACACAGCTTCTGAGCGTCATTGATGCGATTGGCGAGGGGCCGATAAAGGGGCCAGTCAATGGAATGCAAAGTATCCTGATTAACAACACGCCGCTGGTGAATGCTGACGGCAGTTACAATGTTCACGGCGTGACTGTGGTTTACCGCGTGGGAGAGAACGAGCAGACGCCGCTGGAAGGTTTTGAGAGTTCAGGGGCGGAAACCATGGTGGGGGCAGAGATAAAGCACGACAGCCCCATAACACGCACCATTACGGCAAAAGAGATTGACCGGCTTCGCATCACCTTCGGGACACCGTTTCTTCAGGAGAGCAATAACGACGGCGATCGTAATGAAACCAGTCTGAACGTGCAGATCCAGATACAACGTAACAGCGTCTGGGTGACGGAGAAAGATATTCATATCCACGGCAAAACCACGACACAGTTTCTGGCATCCGTGGTGCTGGGTGATTTGCCGCCGCGTCCGTTTAACGTGCGGATGGTACGTGTGACGCCGGACAGCACCACGGACCGGTTACAGAACAAATCCCTGTGGTCGTCGTATACCGAGATTATCGACCTGAAACAGGCCTACCCCAACACCGCCGTGGTGGGGCTGCAGGTGGATGCGGAGCAGTTCGGCAGCCAGCAGATAACCGTGAATTACCATATTTATGGCCGGATTGTGCAGGTACCGTCAAATTACGATCCGGACACGAGAACATATACAGGAATATGGGACGGGACGTTTAAACCGGCATACACCAATAATCCGGCGTGGTGCGCGATGGATATGCTCACCCATCCGCTCTACGGGCTGGGGAGGGCGGTTGGCGTCGCAGACGTGGATAAATGGGCGCTGTACGTCATCGCGCAGTACTGCGATCAGCCGGTGCCGGACGGTTTCGGGGGGACTGAACCCCGGATGACGCTTAATGCGTATCTGGCACAGCAGCGTAAGGCGTATGACGTGCTGGCGGATTTCTGTTCAGTAATGCGCTGTATGCCGGTATGGAACGGGAATACGCTGACGTTTGTGCAGGACAGACCGTCGGATAAGGTCTGGACGTACACCAACAGTAACGTGGTGACAGACGGGCAGGGCGTGCAGTTCCGCTACAGCTACAGCGCGCGCAGGGACAGGCATAACGCGGTGGAGGTGCGCTATACCGACCCGCAGAACGGCTGGAAAACCTCCACGGAACTGGTGGAAGACCACGCCTCACAGATACGTTACGGGCGTAATCTGCTGAAAATGGACGCGTTCGGCTGTACCTCACGCGGTCAGGCGCACCGTATGGGGCTGTGGGTGATAATGACGGAACTGCTGGAAACGCAGACCGTGGATTTTTCTGTCGGCGCGGAAGGCCTGCGCCATACGCCGGGCGATATTATTGAGGTATGCGACAACGATTATGCGGCGGCGACCATCGGCGGGCGGGTGCTCAGTGTGGATACGGTCACGCGAACCCTGACGCTCGACCGTGAGGTGACGTTACCCGATACCGGCGGTGCCACCCTGAACATTATTGGCGCGGACGGGAAACCGGTCAGCGTCAGCATTACCGGCCACCCCGCCCCGGACAGGGTAACGGTCAGCGGTCTGCCGGAGGGGGTGGCCTCTTACAGCGTCTGGGGGCTGAAACTGCCCTCCCTGAAACGCCGTCTTTTCCGTTGCGTGCGCATTAAGGAGAATGACGACGGCACATACGCTATCACCGCCGTGCAGCACGTGCCGGAAAAAGAGGCCATCGTGGACCACGGAGCGCACTTTGACCCGTTACCGGGCACCCTGAATGGTGTTATTCCGCCTGCGGTGCTGCATCTTGCCGTCGATACGGAGCCTGAGGGTGAGCAGTACCGGGCAAAGGCACACTGGGACACGCCACGGGTCATAAAGGGCGTGCGGTTTATCGTCAGGCTGACCACGGGAGCCGGGACAGCCGGGACAGCCGGAACGGACGACGACCCGGTGCGCCTGGTGACGTCAGCCACCACCAGTGAAACGGCGTATGCCTTCCATAATCTGCCGCTGGGTGACTATACACTGACGGTCAGGGCGATGAACGGCTTCGGGCAGCAGGGCGAACCGGCGTCCGTGACGTTCAGCATTCAGGCCCCGGAGCCGCCGGCCACCATCGAGCTGACGCCGGGCTTTTTTCAGATAACGGTGACGCCGCACCAGACGTACTACGACCCCGGCGTGCAGTATGAGTTCTGGTATTCCGCCGTGCAACTGAACAGCGCGGATGAGATCACCGCCAGAGGGCGGAGGCTGGGGACTGCCACCTGGCAGGTATGCAGCGGACCGTTCATGAAGCCCGGTCATGACCATTATTTTTATGTGCGCAGCGTGAACGTTGTGGGTAAGTCGGCGTTCGCGGAGGCGGTGGGGCAGCCCTCGAATGATGCGCAGGGGTACCTGGAGTTATTTGGTCATCAGATAAACCAGGGGCATCTGGCGCAGGAGCTGTGGTCGCAGATTGATAACGCGGCGCTTAAGGGTGATATCGCCACGATAGAGAAAACGGTTGATGAGACAAAAAGCGAAATTGCGCAGACGGTCAACAAAACGCTGGAAAACCAGTCGACGACCATTCAGCAGATACAGCGGGTGCAGCGGGACACGGATAATGCCCTGAACGCCATGTGGGCGGTGAAGCTGCAAAGGATGCAGGATGGCAGGCTGTATATCGCCGGTATCGGGTCGGGTATTGAAAACACGCCGGAGGGAATACAGAGCCAGATACTGATGATGGCGGACAGGCTGGTAATGATTAATCCCGCGAATGGCAACACGGTGCCGGTGTTTGTGGCGCAGGGCGATCAGATTTTTATGAATGAGGTGCTGATGAAAACGGCCACGATTGACTTTGCGAATATCACCGGACAGATTCAGTCCGACGGTTTCAGACCGGGTGCGCCGGGCTGGCGTTTGTCCCGGAACGGCCTGGTTGAGATTAACAGTGGTGACGGAGACGGTCGTTCGACCTTCACTGGTCAGCGTCTTGAGGTGTACGACAAGAATAATGTTCTTCAGGTAAGAATAGGGAAACTGTGATGTACGGTATTCAGGTGTGGCGAAATGGCCTTTTGATGACTTCAGTCCTGAATCCCACCGGCGTTCTGGACGTCATTACGTCAGGATCAGGAAGCAGAACCTATCCGGCAATGCCGGGCTGGAAACTTGAGGTGTGTGTCACTCAGGTGCTGGTGGGAGGACGGAATGACGTGACGACGGCGACGGTCACTGGCTGGACCGTGCATTATTCAAATGTGTCATTCATTGGTCCGGTTCTTGTGATGGTCAGGGGGGTATGATGACGTTCGGTGTCAGCATAACGGATGCACAGGGCAGGCAGTGGATATCGCCGCTTGCGCCCCCGATGAATCTTGTCAGTCGTTTTCAGTGGACGCTGCATCCCGAAGGGCGACAGCAACAGTACATAAACACCGGCGTCCCTGCTCATCTGAACAGTGTTATTTTTATCAGACAGGTAAGCGGAAACCAGACATTCAGCGGGCAGATGGTTAATCGCGGTGGCTCCTGGCTGTATGAAGTGAACACCGCCGGTTCAGGTGGTTTCGCTAATCCAGTGGACAGCGTATTCATCGTGTATGTGTTTGCCAACATGGTGACGGTTTCCGGGGGCTGGGGGATACAGATTTATGACAAAAACGGGAATGTGGCGTGGGATGCCAGAATGCTTCCGCTGGAAGTGAATGCTTATAACATTCCGCAAACGGATATTCCCGTGAATATGGGGCACGGTGTCGCCGTTATGCCAGGCCTCAGCCAGTGGAGCGCCTGGTACGGGTATGATTTTTATATCAGCAGCTTTAACGCCAGGGGGACGCTGATAGAGCGCGCATCAACACAGGCGAATGACGGGCTTTACGCCAGTGAGTACGAGGGGGTGATTAACCGGACGTGTTATTACATCAATACAGATATTTATGACACGTTTTAAGTTTTAATGAAAATACCCGCGTAGTCCGGACATGAGGGCTGGCGGGTTGTTATGTCTGTGCAAAGAGTGTTAATTTATGTCCGGGTGCTTTGGGCGGTCTGCCTGAAGCATTTTGTGGATGGCAGACAAGAAAAAGCCCCGGAAGATCTTTTTATCAATCAACCGAGGCGAGTCTTAATGCACACACATAAAGATTGCCTCTTACCGACCGAAAGGTCAAGGAGAAACGAGGCCATGAAGCCACAAAAACTGGCGCTGATGGCGCTAATCGTTGTCAGTATCACGCTTCTCGGCGTGTTATTACTGAATAACAAAAACATCTGTGATGTCAGCTTCCGAAGCGGCGGAACGGAGATAGTGGCTCACATGGCTTACGAAACCAGGTAAGAGCTACGGCGGGGGGGGAATTCCCCGCCACTCTTTACCGTGCTGAGCGAAGCCTCAAAGCACCCTTTTCAGCTTTTCATTATACAAAGCCCTGTTGCATGCATATGTGACGGGGCTTTTCATTTCAGGGAGTCAATTTTTATGCCGATAATCTCAGGCACCCTCCGGGACGGTGCCGGACATCCCGTTGCTGACTGCAACATTATTCTGAAGGCGCTGAACACCACTAATGCGGTGATTATGACCACCACAGCCAGTGTGGGAACGAATGCCGGTCAGTACCGGATAGACGCACTCCCCGGACGTTATGAGGTGACGCTTGCGGTGGAGTCATGGCCCCCTCAGAAAGTGGGTGTGATTAATGTGTATGCCGATTCTCCGGATGGTTCGCTGAATGACTTTCTGACAGCCGTCAGCGGTGATTACCTGACTCCGGATGTGATGAAACGGTTTGAGCAACTCACCCGGCAGGCGGAAGCATCGGCCGGACAGGCGGCACAGACTGCCGGAGACGTGGAGCGCAGTCTGTCCGGTGCACAGGCCGCGAAGGATGCAGCCGCAGAATCAGCGACCAGCGCGGCACGGTCAGCCACTGATGCAAAAGGTAGCGAGGCGTCCGCCGCAACCAGTGAGCAGAATGCGGCAGCATCTGCCGCCAGTGCCGCACAGAGTGTTAAAGATGTCGGAGAGTCAGCCCGGCGGGCAGAAGACAGCGCCACGGCATCAGAAAACAGCCGTAAGGCGTCAGAACAGTCTGCGAAAGCCGCCGCTACCAGTGAGCAGAACGCCGGAATTTCAGCCGGAAATGCAAAAGCGAGCGAAGGCGCAGCGGCGCAAAGCGCAGCAACCGCGACGGAACAGGCATCGCTTGCCCGGGGCGCAGCACAGACAGCAGCAAAAGATGCGGCAGCGGGTGCAGTAACGGAAGCATCAGCGCAGCTAAGGGCGGAGTTTGATGCTGATGCCAGCCGCGCGGAGAAAGCGGCGATATCAGCGGAGCAAAGCATGACGCTGGTTGCTGAAAGTGCGCACGATGCGCAGCAGGCGCTGAAGGATGCGCAGGCGATTGCAAAAACGCCCGGTCCGAAAGGCGATACCGGCCCCCGGGGACCAAAAGGTGACCCCGGACCTAAAGGGGATACCGGCGCGCGGGGCCCTCAGGGCGTCCCCGGCAGGAATGGTGTTACTCCGGACCTGACGGGCGTTTCCTCCCCTTACGGTTCGGAGGGGGATTTAAACACATTTGATCGTTATCCACTGTACGGTGTGGAATCATGGCGTGCTCAACTCAATCACCCGATACCGGGCGCAACGGGTAATGATTCATGGGGGGTCATGTGGGTTAACCCCCGGGGGGCATATCCGGCTCAGGTATACATGAACTACAACGCCAAAATGTTTACCCGCATCCATGCCAATTACGGCTGGTCGCCCTGGTGGCAGATAACCGGAGAGCCGGTCAGGGGCGTGATGGGCACTAAGGTTTTTTGTTCATGTAATAAAGCGGTGAATTATGGCTCCAGAGTAGCCGGAGAAACATTAACCCCCGCACAGACTGGGACGTGGTTTGCTCAGGGAGTCGCTGGTGCTGGTGAAAAAACAATGTTTATGAAAGTGAGGTGATAGTTGATGGTGATACCCCATATTTCTACATTTACCATCACCCCATAAGTACTAACTATTGTAAAACATGTAGGACTTACGTGGCACTATACCCTGTTCCGATTAGCAAAAAGTAAACCATTCTGAGCAAGATAAACAGCACCATCACTCGCAGCTAATCGACGAATCCTCATTGTGTCTTCTTCCAGTAGTTCACATGAATATCGTCTTAGGTGGTTTATCCAGTATTCTGCGGGTTGCTCGTTCACATGGTGATGACCTCCCTGCTCTGGGACTGCGTGGGTTATAAGTGTAAATCGACCACATGATAGTGAGGACAGGAGGTTATCCAGAAACTCTTCTTCTATATGTTCAACGACCTCCTGGCAGTGAACCAGATCTACTTTGCAAAGGATCGGACCTTTGGTTATGTCCTGATGTAATGTAGGGAACACGGCGTGAGTTACATTGAAGGGTAACCCATCCACAGCAAGAGTTTGAAACCCAGCATTATGGAAATAGTTTGCAGCGAAACCCAGACCTGAACCGATGTCCAGAACTGACCTTACGGCAAATCGCTTAATGACATAATTCCATACAGAAGGAGAGTAAGTTCTTGGATCGCCTTCAGCAATGTTACCGCCTAAGTGTTTTTCTTCGTTTTCGCCCATTACAAATTGTAGTCCATTGATGGTCATAATTTGCCTTTTAAATATTAATTAAATGAAAAAATATTTAAAAGTTAGCAGGTCGGGGATGTCAATCGAAAAAATGTCTGGCGAGATTATAAAATCGGAGGAACAGATCATGAAGGAAAAATTTATTACCGCGGTGCGTAACCCGTATTACAACGAGAGCGGCACGATTACCGCTGAAGTTCAGTTTGAAGGTAACACGAACAGTGACGGTACGCCGCTGTATCTGCCGTACACGGCGGCTGCTCATGACATGGTGGATTACGGACGACAGCTTTACGCAGACCTGGTTGCCGGGAAGTACGGCCCCGTGACGCCGTTTACGGTCACGCCGGAGATGCTTGCTGAAGCAAAAGTGCTGAAGCACGCGGAAATCAATGCCTGGCGGGATGCAC